GCAAAGGCGCAGACACCACCTATGATCATGATCGGATGGATGCTCCGTCCGCTCGGCAACTCGTTCTGGGGCGCGACTTCTTCACCCAGCTTCGCCGGGCCGTCTCACTTTCGCGGCAGCTCGATTTGCCGCTGAAAACGGACTGGCGAGAATATCAAACGGAAGAAGATCGAGACGCCTTTCACAAGAGCCTCGGCGCGCGCCGCAATTCGCGTTTTCTGAATCTGGGTGTCGATACCCAGGCGGTTTGGCCGAAGGAGCCGACCCGTGTGCAATTTTCTGGCCGTCATTTCGTACTCTTCCCGAAGACGAAGGAGTTCTCGCATTCGATCAGCATCGACCTGGTCAACGAGCGTATTTCCGCCGAGGATGCCCGAACACTTCTCAATCGTTTCCTGAGCTTGCTAAGTTGGTGCGACGATAGCTACGCGGTGTTGGAGGACGGCTGGTCCGGCAATCCGATACCGGTTCCCGTGCAACGGTCTGACGGTGCGTTCTCCACCACGCCACATTGGGTGTTCTCCCGATCCATCCCCGACGATCCGGAATTACTTCAGCGGCTGGCGTATTACAGAGAGGGACTAAATGCCCGTCAGGCGGGCTTGGTCACCGGCATTGACGTTGCCAAAGCTCGCCGACACCTCGGTCTGATAGGTCGCGAAAGCGGTCTGTTCGTCGACCATTGCCTGCTGCAGGGTCGCGATCTCTGCCTTGGCATTGCCGGCCTGCGCATTGAGCTGCGACCGCACCTCCTTCTTGTCGAGCCAGTTGCGCGCATCCTGGTTTGCGGTGATCGCGGCGATCTGCTGCGTCACGTCGTCGATGTTCGATTTGATCTGATCCTGCAGTGTCGTGAGCTGATACTTGAGCCCGTCGATCAGGGATTTCAGGGTGACCGTCTGCGAGGCGATCTCGATCGTTGGCGCGGTGACGTCGACGCTGGCGTAAGGCCCGCGAATGCCCTTCGAGTTGACCGCCTGCACGCGCAAGGTCAGCGCCGCCAACGACACGACGGCAGAGAACAGATTGTCCGATGCCTGATAGACGTTCTGCCAGGTCTGCCCGGAATCGTAGGTAACATCGGCGACGTAGTAGACCGCATCGGCCGTTGGAAACCAGGAGGCCGAGAGCCTCGGCTCGGCGGTGCCCTGCCCGAAATTCGCATTCAACCCCACGACCAGCGGCAGCTTGTCGTTGGCGGGGAACTGTCCCACCGGCAGCACGGGCGGGTCGCCCAAATCGGTCGCGTGCACGCGCTGATCGTCGACCACTAGCGAGAGCGTGCAGAGGTCGCCGTTCGGCACCCCGTTGAGGACGACGCAAAGCTTCGATGCCGAAACGCCAGTGCCGAGCTCGAACGACGGATCCTCGCCGCCGTCCTCACGCGCCAGCACAGCCGCCAGCGTCGTCGATTGCGCGCTCTGCGCTGACGCGAGGCTCGCAGCATCCAGCACCGCAAGTGACGGATCGGCGCCCTCGGTCACCAGCACCGGGCCGAAGAACGTCCCGTTCGGCCGGCGCAGCCGGATATAGAACGGCCCGGTATCCCAGACCGGGACCGGATTGAGCGTCAAGGTATTGCCGGAGACCGCGACAACGGCGCCGCCATAGCCGTAGGCCTCCGGCAGCTCGGATTGCAGCCGCAAGACAGAGCCGAAGGTGATCGCCCGCCCCTCGTACTCGGTCTGGATCTGAACGTTCTCGCGCCGATACAGCGCCTGCAGATAATAGAACGCCGCCTCGCGATAGGCCTGCGCGCGCTTGACGACGCCGTCGATGCGCTTGGTCTCGGCATTGCCGGCCGTGAACGTGCCGCTGTCGGGCGGGTATTGTACGCTCGCCGGCAACCAGGTGTTCTCGTCGACATATTCGACCGTGACAGCGTCGGGATCCTCGTCGCCGAGCATCGTGAAGGTCACCTGCGTCGAATCGCGTACTATTTCGCGATCGGTCAGCAGCATGCTCGGCACGTCGCGCCACTCGTCGCGCACGATCGAGATGGTGTCACCGAGCCAGAAATGGCGCGCGCGCGCTGCGGTCAGGATCTTATCGAGCGCGTCGGGCACCGCGACCGCCGTCGCAAAGGAGTGGTCGAAGGTATCGCCGCGGCTGTCACAGCCGGCCGCGAAGCTGACAACGGCGTTGAAGTCGACCTTGGCGATCGACAGGCCGGAGCCATATTGGCCGTTGCCGACGGCATCGAGGAAAGCCCAGCCGTTGTTGCGCGTCGCCTGCATCACAAAGGCCGAGCCGTTCCAGACCGGCAGCTTGCGCGTGCCGAGCACGCCGAACTTGTAGGAGCCCTGTGTCGACTGCGACGCCCTGATCCGGAGCGCGACCGTCGAGACATCTGGAAACGAGTTGCTGCCGGCCAGGAACGACCGCAAGCCGGCCCACAGGACGGCATTCGCGCCGGCGGTGCCGGCCAGCTCGGCATCCTCGCGGCGGAAACGCACCAGATAACGTCCGGGTGAGACGTCGACCTTGACGCTGTCGCGGATCGGCGATTGCGAGGCATAGGAACGCTGGATCGAGAACAACCGAACGTAGTCGCTGGTCGGCGCGCCAGCATTGTCACACGGTGCGTATTCGGCGCGCAGGCTTACGGTGGAAAAGCCGAAGTTGCCGCTCTTGGTGTCGATGGTGAAGCAGCCGGACGGGAACACGAAATCCACTGCGATCGACTGCGCCAGCGTGCCGGCCGGGTTGGCAACGAAGCCGCCAAGCCACGCGCCGGGCTCCTGACCGGAAGGGCCGAACTGGTTGCCGTCCGCGTCGAAACGGCCGCCTGAGGTGCCGGCACCTGACGGCACCTGCTGACCCGAGACCTCGCTCGATTGGTCGACATTGACCGGAAACAGCGTGATGGTCTGGCCCGGTTCATAGAAGGCGATCTGGCAGTCGAAGCCTAGCTCGACACCCGCACCGGCGTGCCACAGCAGCGTATCATCGATATAGAGCGCCTCATATTCCATGCTGCCCATCGTCACCGACAGCAGCACGTTGAGATACTGATCGTTGCCGACGAACTCGCCCCAGGGCGTCGCCGCGAAGTCCGGAAAGGTTTTCAGGCGCCCATACCAGACCGGCAGCGGCTGGCCGAGCCGCGCCGTGTTGCCTTGCGCCGCGACGCTGTAGATCTGATCCTGCGTCGAGCTCGGCGTGTTGGTCGCGCCCTGCTTCGGCGCCGTCAGCGCGTTGATCAGCAGCGAGCCGCCGATACCGATCGCGGCCGTCGTTGCGGCCGCGCCGAGCGTGCCTGCACCAAACAGCGCAGGGCCGGCCCACACCGCGAAGGCAGAGACTGCGATCAGTGCGACCAGGCCGATGATCTGCTTGGTGTTTTGGCCGCCGAGCGGATAGGACACGAAGCGGACATTGTCGTTGGCCGCGATGCGCCGTGTACCCCAGGCACGGCGGAGCACTGGCTCGCCATTGATTTCGATAATGGTCGGCAGCCCTTTCTTGAACTGCCACCCGTAGACGCGATCGCGCCAGGCCCAGCCAGTGCGGCGCAGGAATTGCGCGATCGTCTCGCGCGGCCGCGGCGCCTGGCGCGCGACCTCGAGGCCGGGCATCACCAGGTGCACGACCTCGCGGCGCTCGCGCACGGGCCTTTGCCGCGGTGCGCGTGGCCGCACCGGCGCTGCGAAGGCTAGGCCCGCAGATCGTTTCCGAGATGCTCTCGCCATCACTCTTTCGGCTCGAAAAAGGCCAGCTGCTTCCAGCCCTTCTGCCGCAGCGCCAGCGGCGCCTCGCAGGCGACGCGGGTCTTGTCGTCACAATGGATGATGCGCTGCTCGGGCTGCAGCCAGACGCCGATATGCGCCGGAAAGCGCAGGTGCGCCATCAACACCAGCGCGCCGTCAACGGCGTGTACAAGGCCGCCAGGGCCTTGCGGGATCTCGCGCCAGCGGCCGCGCTCCTCATGCCGCGCGAATTCGTCCAGCACCCAGCGCCGCGAGAAATCGTCCGGCACGGCAACGCTTGGCAGCGCGCGGCCGAACAGCTCCAGCTGGAGGTGGCAGGCGAAATCCCAGCAGTTGCGGGATTGCCAGGCCCAGGGCTCGCCGATCAGAAGAAGGAACTCTGCACGCCGTTCTGCAGCCATATTTCCGGCTCTACGATTAGACGTCCAGATCTCGTCGGAGTTTCAATGGAAAACGACAAGAAATGCGAGCGATGCGGCACCAGGTTAAAGGTGGCGACGGTTCTCTCGACCGGCGTCCGTTTCTTGGAATGCCAAACCTGCGATCGCTACGAGTTGGATGAGCCACTCAGGGCAACAGGCTCGGAAACTGCTGATAAGTATAGTTCTTGGTGATGCGCGGAAACCGCTTGTTCTGCAGGTTCCTCATTACGACCGTACCCGTCAGCGTGGTGCCCGTCATCTGCACGCTGGTCAGCTCGAATTGCACCGGTCCATAGGCCGGGTCGGTCAGCTCGCTGCCGAGATACTCCCGATAGAGCACGTCGATATAGGCCCGCACGCCGAGCGCGGCGCGGATCCGGGGCACAGCTCCAGGCCGACGTTGTCGACCGAGATCTTGCAAGACGGCGGCTGGCCTTCGCGCTGCTCCGGATAGTCGGCTGTGAACGGACAGGCGACAAAGGTCACCACGCTACCGCCGTCCCGCGGCGCGCCCGCTTCGATTCCGAGCATCACGTCGTCACCAACATTCGCGACAACCCGCGCCGCCTGCGCGAAGGACGGATGCCAGATCTCAAGGGTCTGATAGATACGTGCGCTTGGAGGACAAGAAGCGTATGCCTCAAGTAGCGCTTGATTGTGGGTTGGCATGACTGATTTTGTGGTTGTGCGTTCTGAACGTAGGTTATCAGCTTGTCGACAAATGTCGGCTTCGGATCGAAACGGGAAAAACTCTACCTGAGCAATTCAAATCCGCTCGCCACTTCGCTAATGATCAGCAGCGGATTGCGTCATTCTGTCGCTTCGAGAATGTCCCCAATCGGCTCCAGAGATGGCATGCTCGTGGGGTTTATACATTGGTAACCCCACGATCGGCTCCGCGGATCCGATCGAAAAAATTGGCTGCCAATCGCGGTGGAGGAAGCCGTGATAGATTCTTCAGACTATGTTTTTGCTGCTGCATTAGCACTGGTTATAGCTTGCAACATCCTTTTAGGTACGCGCCTAATGCGCGAAAGCACCGATATAGATTGGGGCTTGAGCAGCAGAGCCAGTTGGCACGTACCGACCTGTCTGGCGATCTGGGGGGCGCCGATCTTAATGATTGGCGTGCGCGTTCTGATCTGGTTCGGCCCAGTCATTACGCCCGCGACGGATCTCAGCATCCAGACGTTAGTCATTGTCTTCTCTGTGATGTTCGCCATAGCTCATATTTGGATGATGTTGCGAGCCGCATTGGCCGAGTAAGGCACGGTCGGGTCACTCGCAATGGCTGGGCGGATTCGTCCAGCACCCAGCGCCGCGAGAAGCCATCTGGCACCGCGATGTGCGGCAGCTCGCGGCCGAACAGCTCGCGCTGCACATGGCAGGCGAAGTCCCAGCAGTTGCGGGACTGCCAGGCCCAGGGCTCGCCGATCAGCGGCGACAGGAATTCGTTGCGGGTCACGGCAACAGGCTCGGAAACTGCTGATAGGTGTAGTTCTTGG